TGCGGTATCAATATAGACATAGTCTTGTTTATTGTATCGAACAACCGTGTCAATCGCATCTCTTGTTGTTCCCGCAATATTGGAGACAATCACTCGATTTGCCCCCATAAGTTTATTGATCAAAGAACTTTTTCCAACATTTGGCTTTCCAACAACTGCAATTCTTGGACGATCATCTTCCTCCGCATCCTCTAGCATTTCCTTTGTAAAATGGGCACTCACTGCATCGAGTAAGTCACCAATTCCCAGTCGAGAAGCCGCCGATACAGGAACGGGGTCTCCAATACCCAAATTATAAAACTCATAGACATCATTTCCATACTTTGCCATGCTATCGACCTTATTGACGGCTAAGACCACTGGTTTTTTTGACTTTCTGAGCATATCAGCCACCTTAAAGTCTGCATCCTGAAGTCCCTGTCGAACATCGGTAATGAAGACGATCACATCGGCTGTATCAATGGCAATCTGTGCCTGTTCTCTCATCTGGGAGAGAATAATATCGGAACTTTCCGGTTCAATTCCTCCAGTATCAATCAAAGTAAAATACATATCAAGCCAAGTACAATCTGCGTAAATTCGATCCCTTGTCACGCCTGGCGTGTCCTTGACAATAGAAATCGCCTCCCCCGCAATTACATTAAACAGTGTGGACTTTCCCACATTTGGGCGCCCCACCACCGCTACTACAGGTTTACTCATCTTTTTCTCCTTTATTCTTCAGTATAAAAGCCCTCGTCTGAAAGCTCATAGGCATTGTATTGCACATTCTCTACATACGCTTCATTGGCAATCGCTCTTACTAAGTCATAGCCAGAACTTCCCACAATTACTGTCTTTACACCAAGCCTTTTCTCCACATCTTCTCTTGTGTAGTCATCAAGAAATGTCTCCTCGCCACTTCGAAACATATTCACAGGCAAAAGCAGGCGTTTGCCCAAATCCTGTTCCTTTAATTGAGCCATAATATCTGTTGCCGTCACCAGACCTGAAACTGTAATTTGCTCGCCGAAAAAATCATTGCGAATGGGAAAAAGTGATACCTTCTTATCAGGCAAAACCTTGCCAATTTCCTTCAATAACTCAGAGATAATAGGTGCTGGCAATGTCCCTGTGGCAATGGACAGTTTTTCTACCTTTTGGTCTGTCTCTATTTTCCCATGACTAAGTTCTACAATGGCATCCTTTACTTCCTCAATTAAAAGCCGAAGCATTCCCACGCCATTTTCAAGCTGAATATAGCCATCATATTGTTCCTCCTGTGGAATCTCCTTTCCCGCCAATAAATAAAACTCATCGCTGGCCTGAACAAAGTGACTGCCACATTTTTTCATTGCCTTTTTTTGTATCTCTTCAATAATGCCAATAGTCTGTATGGCACTGTCTTTGTCAATTGGCTCAAGTGGCTTTAATCCCTTTCGAAATTTTGTCATTCCCAGTGGTACCACAGAAACGGACTCCATCACTGGAGCATACTTTAATAAATCATTGAGTGTATGTTCTAACTCTTCTCCATCATTATAGCCTTTACACATCACAATCTGGCCATTCATTGGAATACCCCTTTCATAGAGCTTATCTAAGTATTTGAGGGCTTCGCCCGCAAAGCGATTGTGCAACATCTCACAGCGCAATTTTGGATTGGTCGTATGTATTGAAATATTGATGGGTGCAAGATTAAAATTAATAATTCGCTCAATATCCTCGTCCTTCATATTGGTCAGAGTTACATAATTTCCCTGCAAAAAAGAAAGTCTGGAATCATCATCCTTAAAATAGAGTGTCTCTCGCATTCCTGGTGGCATTTGATCAATAAAACAAAATACACATTGGTTGGTGCAAGTCTTATAGTCACTCATTAATCCCGAATCAAATTCTATACCAAGGTCCTCGTAGTCATTTTCAATATCCAATTCCCAAAGCTCGCCATCTGGCTTTTCAACGAGCAAAGTGACTTCCTCAGCATTGATATAGAATCGATAATCCAACACATCCTTTAATTCATGTCCATCAATCGAAAGCAATCGATCCCCCACCTCAATCTCCAATTCTTCTGCAATTGAGCCTGGTGCAACAGAAGCAATTCGATGTCCCTTATTTTCCATAAATCCTCACCTTTCCAAATCCCTGTCTCTTTATCATACCAATTTGTCTATTCTTTGTAAAGAATAGAGCAACTATTTCTTGACGCACACCCTGTCAAATGTTATAAATGAGTTGACACTAACAAGTTACATTAAGGAGAAGAGAATGTCGAATCAATTTGTTTTTAATGATCGTCTGCCGATCGGACCGTTGAAGATTGCAGCACTGAATAGCTGTAAAGATCTTGCAAAAGAGGCCAAGCAAGTCCACGAAAAAATATTGCAATCTTTCCTTGAAATGCAAGGCAACCAAGTTGAGTTAGTCGAACTTCAATACCAAAAAGAACGAGACGAGCTTGAAAAATCTAAGGCGGCCAATGCTAATTACCAAGAAGATTTGGAAAGACTTAACGAAGTCTATGCAGATAAGCGTATCAAAGCTAAGCAAGAAGAAATGGCAAAACTACGTGCCATTGAAACTGGCATTCGTGATATGCAGAAGAATTTTGCATTTAGTACTGCCGACAAAGACAGTACTGGCTCCGTATCACCGGCAATGCAGTTGGCAAAAGACTATATCGACCATATTGATGAAATTGAGGACCGCTACGCAGAAATGTCCGACAACTTCATTAAAATGGACGCTATGCAGCAGCAAAAATATATTGATACTCTAAAACAACGTGGTATTGAGTTCGAAATGAGTGGCGAGGGCCAAATCTCATTTGAAAAAATGAAGAACGAAGAAATGTTGGCGTTACAAGATGAGTTCAATAAAAAGGCTTTGCAACAGCATACTGATTTAGTCAACGAGAAGTATGCTATCGATGAGGCTATGCGTACTCAGAACTTCGAGGCACTTCAAGCTGCATTGACAGATGAGTATATAGCCGAGCAACAAAACTATGAGCTCAAAAAGGCACTACTTGAAGAATATAAACAAGCCGTAACGGATGCACATTGGAATGGGCAACAAGTTCTGTTCGATGCTGCAAATGCAGGGTTAGATAGTTTACAAGGATCTATCTCAGGTCTTATTCAAGGTACAACAACTCTTATGCAAACGTTCCAAAATCTTGGCAAAGCTATTCTCAAAACTATTGCTGATAGTGTGGCTCAATGGATAGCAGCTCAAATCAAACAAGCCGTGTTCGGTAAAATGATGGCAGCACAACAGGCTGCAACTGGTACTGCTGCAGCTAACGCTCAATATCCGGCATGGGCTGCATTGGCTCAACAAGTTAGTATGGCGACCTTTGGTGCTAGTGCTATCGCCGGCAATGCTGCATGGTCTGCTAATACTGCAGCCGGTAGTGCATTATCCCTTGCTAATAGTGCAACGAGCTTTGCATCTATAGGTGGTGGTCGATTAGAATTGCCTAAGATGGCGAATGGCGGTGTTGCTTATGGCTCAACTTATGCTGAGATTGGCGAGGGCAAGTATAAAGAGGCCGTATTACCTTTAAGTGAAAGCACATACGACGAAATGGGTGCAGGCATAGTACGTGCCGGTGGTGGTGCTACTGGTGGCATTACATTCAACGTATCTGCTATGGACGCTCATTCGTTTGGTGATTGGTTAGAAAATTCGGCAGGTCGTTCTTTACGACAATTTTTAGTTAATCAAAATCGAGAATTTGTGGCTACGGAGGGTACATGGTAATGGCTGATTTAATAAAATTCCCTGACATCAAAACCCTTGCATGGAAGTCTACTAAGGCTCAAAAGTGGGACACTAAAATCAAACGTACTGGGAGCGGTCGAGTGCGAACTATGACAACTTGGCAATATCCTCAATATACTATCACAACAGAATTTGCAATACTAAGCCCAGAAGAACATAAGCGTCTTATGGGCTTTTATGCATCTGTAAAAGGTGGTACCGTTCCATTCTTATGGTTGGATCCAGAGGACTACGAAGAAAAGGGTATTCGTTTAGGTACTGGGGCTCAAAATGAATGGCAAGCAGTTCGCTTGTATGGTGATTTTAGGGAACCAGTCGCACACATTGAAAACCTTAAATTATATGCTAATGGCTCACCAGTAAGTGCAGTATCGGATAAGGGTGTTATTAGATTAGCACCAGGGGTAAGGGTGGCACCAACTGCCATTATTACTGCCGACTACACATATTATTGGAAAGTCATGTTTAGTGGCGACTACACTGACGAGGCAGTATTTAAGGACATATTTAAGTCTAAATCGTTTAAATTGGTTACGGTGAGGTGATTATAAATGAAACAAGTTAGCGAGGCTTTAAGCGTTCATTTAAGCTCATCTCAGACGTTTGTATCGTGCGACTTATATGAACTCAAACTCAAAAGCGGCATTTCTTACTACTGGGCAGACACTGACATTGATGTTGTTTACGGCGGTAACACATACAAAGGCGATGGGCCAATTATTGTACGTGAAAAGATTGCAACAAGCAGTACTGTTAGCGTTGATAAATTAAACGTTACCATAACTGCTAGTCAGTCCGACCAAATAGGTGGTGTTCCTGTCTTAACCGTTGCTCATAATGGTGGTTTAGACGGTGCGACTTTAAATCTGAGACGTGCTTTCTTTGGCGATGGTGGAAACGTTATCGAATGTATTGATCTGTTCAAGGGTATTTGTGAAGTTACACAGGGCGGTGGCTTTGCGTTGAAAATAAACGCAAAATCAGTAGTCCAAAGGCTCAATATTGAATACCCTAACAGACGATATTATCCACAATGTCCATACTCCATATATTCCAAAGAGTGTGGCGTTGATATTACGAAGTATCGCAAGCGTGTTACTGTAACGGCGGTTACTGGTACTAATACCGTGCAGATTGACACAAGTTTTGAAAAGGGTTTTTACACTGCCGGTGGTATGGAATGGATAAGCGGACCACTATCAGGACAAGCAACTCAAATTATGGATAGTGCTACGAATACAATCGTTTATATGAGTGCTACGAACACTGCACCTCATGTTGGCGATGTGGCTTATATCTATCCAGGTTGTGATAAAACGCCAGCAACTTGCAAAGCTAAGTTCAATAATTTTAGTAGGAACAGGGCAACGCCTTATGTTCCGTTAAAGGAGACAATACGATGAAATTGACAA